CTAAACATTTAGATGATGTAAGAGGATTTGGAGATGAAGGTAGAACATATAGACCAACACAATCAAATAAGTATTACGATGAAGATTTTGTAGACCCCTTTACTAAAGCACAATATGCTGACCAAGTACCTAATGAAGCAGGGTTAGTAGATTTTACTCAAAAAACAGTAGCTATGGCAGGACAGGCTATGGATTTAACTATTAATATTCCTGATTTAAGAGCTACATTAATACACACAGGTATAAGAAGAAGACTTAGAAATAAAGTTATTGGTTCTAGTCAAGTAGATGAAAGCATAAAATTAATTAGAGAAGCATCTGCTAAAGGAACAAAAGGTAACTTCTTTGACCCAGAAACACCATTAGGTCAAATAACTAAAGATGCTTTTTCAGATTTACCAGATGAATCTTTTTTATACAAAAAATTAGTTATGGAGATTCCATCTGCAATGGAGAGAGGAATGTTTAGTTTTATATCAAGAGTATGGATGCCATTACAACTTGTTACTCGTATTGCATTTCCACTTAAAATAACAATGGATGGTAGTTTAAGAGTATCTACAAAAGGTTTAGCTTCTATCTTTAGAGACCCACAAGAATATTTAAAGATGATAATGAATGACCCAGATGGTTTAATGCTTAGAGTTCTAGAAGGAAAAGGTGTAGATATAAAACCTTTGACTTCATTGCGTGGTCCATTCAGAGTTACTAAGCCAATAGAAGGTGGAACTTTATCATCTAAATTACCTTTAAGGTTTAGAAAGTCTTTAGGTGCTATTACAGAAGGAAACTCAGAATTTGGTGTACCAGAAGTTAGAGACCTTTATGAACGAGACCCTAAGTTTACTTCTATCTTTAGAAAAGATAGAGGAGATTGGGAAGATATTTATAAAACAGGAGAAAAAGATGTTGCTGTATTTGATGATAAATATTCTTCAACAGTTCAAGATTTTAAAGTGCAAGATGAATATATAGAAGCGTATATTGATTATTTAGTAACACAAATGGCACACGACCCTTTCATGCCTATTGTGGCAGGTGCTATGAAAAAAGGTATGTCCGATGAAGAAATAGTTAAAGCAATAAAAAGTAATAAATATTTAATGGATGAAATAGATTCTTTAAATAGAAAGATATTATCTAGGCAAAATGTAGATGGTAAAGCTCAGAATATTGTTGTAATTAAAAATGATAAAGACTTCTTAGATTTTGTTAAACACCACAGAATGACTATCAATAACTTTACTGGTGCAGATAATGGATTGATAGAAGTTATATCAAGTGGAAGGGTAGGAAAG